GTATAAGTCCATCATTATAGTGTCCTTATGAATGCCTTGTATTTAGATGCAGATTCTGGGTCTTTCATTATATATGGTTCGGCTTCTGGCCATCTGCCTTTTTTTCTTATATCCCTAGCATACATAGATGCATATTCTGGACTCTTCATTATATATGGTTCTGCTTCTGGCCATCTTCTTTCCATTACATACATAGCATAAAAATATGCATATTTTGGATCTTTCATTATATATGGCTCGGCTTCTGGCCATTCATCTTCTATTACATACTTAGCATAAAAATATGCATATTTTGGATCTTTCATTATATATGGTTCTGCTTCTGACCATCGGTTTCCCATTACCCCACCAGCATACTCATATGCATATTCTGGGTCTTTCATTATATATGGTTCTGCTTCTGGAAATCTGCCTTCTATTACATATCTAGCATACCAATATGCAGAATATGGATCTTTCATTATATATGGTTCTGCTTCTGGCCATCTGCCTTTTTTTCTTATATCCCTAGCATACATATATGCATATTCTGGACTCTTCATTATATATGGTTCTGCTTCTGGCCATTCATCTTGTATTGCATCCATAGCATACAGATATGCATATTTGGGGTCTTTCATGATGTATGGTTCTGCTTCTGTCCATTCACCTGTTAGTCTTGCTTCTTCATATGCGAATCCTGGGATTTCAAACCTATCTTTATAGCCATATAATGTCTCTGGGTTTGTGTGTTTGCTGTATAAGTCCATCATTATATTTAGTTTGCGGACGCATGAATAAATATTATACATACTGAAACAAAAGGAGTATGATATGTTCACATGGATCGCCAAACGATATGCAATGGCAAAAATCAAAGCATTTATCGCAAGAAAAATAGTCAAACGCATACAACGTAAATATAATTTAAGTTCACAATACAAACAATCATTTACAATGGCACACGATGTTGATTGGCAAAAGATTAATAGATATGCAGAATTGGCAAAATTAGCATATGCAGATAAAATAGATGACATTAAGCAAGCATATCCAAACCAGGTATATGTGAATGAAATTAAACAAATTCGATATTTTTTACTAACGAATCGAGGTGAAAAAACCTATACTATCTCTATTCGTGGTACTAGTAATATCAAGAATGCTATGCAAGATATTAAATTTGACAAGGATTGGTCAACCAGATTGCAATGTAAGGTGCATAGTGGGTTTCATGGGGTAGCAGAACGAATTTTTGCTGATTTAAGAAGGTTAATGGCTGACGCATCATACGCTATTAATATAACTGGACATTCATTAGGTGGTGCAGAAGCAGTTATAGTAGGTGCATATTGTTATCAAGCCGGATTAAATGTTAATGAAATAATCACATTCGGTCAGCCGAAAGTATTTGATCGTGATGGTATATTTAAATGGGAACATTTGCCACTAACAAGGGTAGTTAATGAAACCGATGTAGTACCATTAGTTCCACCAGTTGAATTATTGTATATGTTTAAACGATATAGGCACTTTGGCAAAATGATTAAGTTAGTCAATGATGAGTATTATTGTTTCTTAGAACCAGCACAGGCAAGTGGAATGGGAGTTAATTCATTTTGGTTAAATGCTGCCAAAGAAGATTTTTCATTTTTGGATATAGCAAAAGAATTACCAGATCATTTTATGGATAACTATTTAGATAACATAACACCTAAATTATCAGGTGGCAAAGAAATACGATGGAAAGATAGAGAAAGGTACTTAGAAGATGAAACTTGAAGATATGTCAAAAAAAGAGTTAGATGAATATGGGGAAACTCTTGGGTTAAAGCTAGATCGAAGAAAAAAGAAACAATATTTAATTGATGCTATCGAAAAAGAAATATTAACTCGGCAACACGATGATAATATGTTATCAGATTATGCAGCGAATGTTAGGCAATCTGAATTCATAATAGAAACTATTGTATATGGAATATTGATAATTGGTGTTATTGGTGTTATCAGCACGAGTATATGATTACATTAGATAATATCAAACAAATGGTCGCCAAAGGTACACTGTGTCCATATGCATTTAATACATATGAACTAGGACCACAAGGCAGACAACGATTCTGTTGTGTATGGAAGGAGCAAGCATTACTTGATGAAGATGGCAACCAACTAACGGTTAATAATAGCACCATACAAGATGCATGGGATAGCACACAACTCAATCAAATCCGTGCAGATATGCTTGATAGCAAACAAGTGAAGGGGTGTGAACGCTGTTACCATGAAGAACAATCATCGTCAGCAAGTTTGCGTTTGCAAGAAAGCCATCGTATACTGGAAGTACCAGAAGATACGGCATATTTCGTTGATACAATAAATGAATTTACAAACACAGGTAAGGTGAAGCATATTAGACGAATGGATTTGCGATTAGCATCATTGTGTAATATTGCTTGTGTAATGTGTACTCCAGATATATCCACAACCTCCGCCAGAGAAGCAAAAAAAATACTTGATAAGGATCAACGATTTGCAGAATTTACCAACTATAAGCCTATATTTGAAAATGAGGTCGATTTTGGGTTAGATCAGAAATATATGCAAGATGTGCAAGATAACATACATCATGTAAATAAAATATTCTTTATAGGCGGTGAACCAAGCGTAATGCGATCTATACCAATTCTATTACAGTATTGCATAGATCAAGATATAGCAAAAAATATAGAAGTTCAATTTAGCATTAATGTTACTAACTTAGCACAACGAAGTGTTGAACTATTATCACATTTTAAGTCTGTGCAAATAACATTGTCGATTGATGGTGTTGGAAAAGTAAACGAGTACATTAGATATCCCAGTAAATGGGATAAAATAATGGCTAATTTAGAGATATTAATGGATTTACCAGAACCATTTTGGTTCTCAACAGCACCAGTCCCAATGATATATAATGTATTGCATTGGCATGAGTTAATGCAGTTTTGGGATAGTATCAATAAAAATCTAATGATTGGGAGACAAATTTATGTTGGTCCGTGTGACTTAGTTGATCCGCCATTTTTAAAGTTCCAAAACTTGACACCAGCATTACGTCCATTAGCAATTGAACGATTGAAACAATGTTTTGACCTAGAAATGTATAACACCAATGATACCATATCAGAAAAAACAAAGTATATGATCTCTGAGTTAGAAAATAACACATTCAATGAAGATTATTATAACCAAATGGTTCAATACTCACAAATATTAGATAAGCACAGAAATCTAAATATGCATGAGTGTATTCCTGAATTAACAGACATACTATATAGTTAAGTTATATCTATCGGCTAATTCAGTAATCTTTTTAGTTAGTTTGCCACTTTTTGGATATTCCAATGGTTTTCTGTTTGAGTATTCTTCTTTATATAGTTTAGCTATCTTGTTAAATAGTCGTTTACCTAATTTTTTTGGTTTAGGTTTTTCTAAGTAATCTGCTAGTTCCCCTCAAATGTATAAATAATACTCATACATTTGAGGGGGAAATATGTGGATATACAATAATACAGAGTTAACAGCAATACCGAAAGATGCAGTAGGATTTATATATTTAATTACGAGAATTAACATTGACGCTTACCCAGAAGAACCAATGTATTACATTGGCAAAAAACACTTCCATTCTAAGCGAAAACAGAAGAACAGTAAACGGCGTAAAACCGTAGAATCTGACTGGCAAAAGTATTATGGGTCATCTGGAGTTCTAAAAGAGAGTATAAAAAAACACAGCAGAGACAACTTTCATAGAGAAATTATACGGATATGTTACTCAAAATCCGAAATGACATATCACGAGGTAATGGAACAAGTTAATCGCAGAGTACTAAAGTACGATAAATTCTCAATAATGAAGAAAAAGTACTACAATCTTAATATTCTAGGTAAATTTTACAAAGATACAATCTTTACGAATGCAGATAAAATTCGTATCAAAGAGTATATAGAAACAGCAGTTGATGAACATACCAAAGTAGCTGTTACCAATGGCACTGATACTAGATACATAAATACGTTGATTGAAGATGTTCCGGAATGGCTATCATTAAATTCAGAATGGCGAATAGGTTCAACTATACATAACACAGCTAGTGGTAAAGTTTGGGTAACAAACGATATCATTTCTAAACCGATATTCCCAGATGACATGCGTTTGTTCTTAGCTGATAATCCTTCTTGGCGGAAAGGTTTTCAAGCAATACCACGGTATTGTGTTGTTACTGATGGTGAGGACAATTTACACATTCTATGTGATACTGTTGATGAGTTCTTATCAAAGAACAATGATTGGTATAGTGGGTCCAAGATAAAAGGAAAATGTGTATCAGTTACCAATGGAGAGACCAATAAACGCATTAAGAAAGACCAACTTTTAGATTTTCTATCTGATAATAATACATGGAGAGAAGGCGGAAAATGCACAGTAGAAAAGGTTAACTATGTCTCTCTGATTAATCTTACCCAATTCAAACAAATGCAAATACCAGAAGAATATGCACCTCAGTATAAAGATGACGGTTGGGAAGAAGCAAACGGAAGAGTAATAAGTCATTACTTTAAATGGGTAACGAAAGGCACAACCAATGAAAAAATAAATCCATGTAAAATAGATGATTATCTAACTAATGGATGGAAGCTAGGACGTTATAACAACTTCAACAAAGGTAATGTAATGATGTTTAAAGATGGTGAATACGAGAGTGTTAAAAATGCTGATATAGACAAATACCTCGATAACTTATGGACTTTAAAAGGCAGACCACGAGGCAATCGCATTAATGTGCATAATGGAATAACCCAACGGTGGTTTAAAACACAAGACGAAGTGGATACTTTCTTACTTAAAAACCCGGATTATTTATTAGGACAAACACCAAGAAAAGCCTTTACAACCAACGGGGTTGTTCCGTGTGTTAATCTATTAACTAACAAAAAAGAAATGGTGAAGACTAGCATATATCAAGATGAGAAATACAAGACATATGTATCAGTTAACGAATTTAACAGCGGAAAGGTTACTATTTTGTTTGATAGCAAAGAATATACAGGATATCGCACGGAGTTAATAGATAACTACGGATTTCCACCAAGTGTGTTTACATTAAAAGACGGCGAAGAGTTCTTTCGCAAAAGAAATACCAAATACAACGGATTAACGATCAAACGCAACGGATAATACACTCAGATATAAAAGGATATTTTAAAAAGGACAAATGGACCAACAATTAATACTTGATATCTACCAATACATCGGTTCTGCCACTGGCATGATTGGTGGCATTATGATTGCATGGCACACCCAATATAGCAAGTATGGGTTTATCTTTGCGACGGTTGCATCAATATTCTTGGCATTGTGGTGTTATCTTAGTCAAGAATGGGGTTATTTTGCATTAAATCTAGTTTACTTTGCTATTGATGTGTTTGGTGTATACCGATGGTTCTATTCACCTACCCATCGTATATCTCATTGACTATTAACCAAATCTATGATATACGACATGAATAATGCCACCCTCTGAATGGGGAAAGCTAAATAATAACCCATAACAGAGGAATATTAAATTGACAAATCATGAAATTATAGTAGAACAGATGGAAACTTATCTTGCAGAGAATGTGAAACTTACCGAAAACGGTGTAAAGGCTAGTGCAGCAAGGGCTAGGAAAGCATTACAGGAGATTTCTAAATCTATCAAAGAACGTAGGAAAGAAATTATGGATGAAAAAGCCGCTATTTAATGGCAAAAGAAGCAGGAATAAATGTAGAAGGTGTAGTATCGGAGGTTCTACCTGGCAATAAATGCAGGGTAGAACTTAATGGCATTGATAAAGAAATCATTTGCTATCTTTCTGGTAAAATGAGGAAAAACAAAATTAGAGTACTGATGGGCGATAACGTTGAAGTAACAATGAGTCCATATGACCTAACCCAAGGAAGAATCACACGGCGGAATTAATTATCACCAAGTAAGCATAGTTTAATGCTAAATACAGTTAAATTATACTTTTAAAAGGATGGTAAAAATAATATGGCATATCAAACAGTTAATACCGGATCTAGTGCAAATGATGGTACCGGCGATCAATTAAGAACAGCATTTGACAAAATCAATGACAACTTCAGTGAGGTTTATGCTGAATTAGGTGGCACAAGTTTATCTAATGTCAGTATAACGGCTAATACTATAAGCACGGATGATGCCAATGGTTCATTGACTATTGCACCAAATGGTAGTGGAACAATCATTTTAGCAAATGCAGTCTCTGCATCAAGTAATGTATCTGTAACAGGAAAATTAACTGTTGCCAATGCTGCGGCATTCAGTGGGCCAGCAAATACATTTGTTACATTTGGCGCAGCTGATGCTACACCATCGGTTGCTACCGGAAATCTGTTTAAGACAGGTGGTGCAGTAACGATCACAGCATTAGATGATAGTACCGCAGGACAAACCATTACAATCATATCCGATCACGCAGTCATGTATGATGTAACTGGAACAACACTCAAAGGGGGTAGCACCGATATTACTACCGCAATAGGTGATGTGACTACTTGGATATCTGATGGCACTAATTGGTATTTGTTAAGTTTTATGGATGCTAGTACTGATTTAAGTGGTGGACATTAATAGGCTTAATGAATGGCACAACCAGTATGGGTAACTGAATCTGGTAATCTAGGCACTATAGCTGAAGATCAATTCTACCGGATATTGTTAGAAGCATATGACCCCGATTTCCCAACGGATTCAGGACGGATAAAATATCGGGTGATTGCTGGTAAATTACCCAACGGGATGTATGTTGGTGGACAAGGAATGCTTGAAGGCATCCCAAAAGCTATCGGATATGCGACAGGTGTACCTTATCAGGTGAATGAAAATATAACATCTGATTTTACTGTGCGTGTCTATACAGAAAAAATAGAAGATAATGCACTAATTCCTGAATATGTTAATGATAGAACATTTTCACTAACTATTACTGGTCAGGATATCCCACAATTTCAGACAGCATCTGGTTTATTAGGGAGATATTTTGATGGTCAATTAGTTGACATACCAATTGAGACAACCGATGACGATCCTGCCGATGATATAGTAATGTCATTGGCTAGTGGAGAATTACCTAGCGGAGTTAGTGTATCAAGTTCTGGGTTGTATGGTTATATTGAACCCGTGGCATCATTTGGTACATCTGCAATGGCAGGGTGGGACAACGATGCAGTCGGTTGGATTGAATTTCCATGGGATTATAGCACACGGTCAATAAGTAAACATTATCAATTCACTCTAAAAATCACAGATGGGGTAGATACCAATCTACGAACATATTCAATATTTGTGGTTAGTCGTGATAGTATGACAACAGACACTACTGAATTTACGGCTGATAGTGATTATGTGACATGTGATGTGATTGCATTGAGACAACCATATATTACTAATTATGTATCGGATCTAGGCACAGTTAGACATGATAACCATTATGCTTACCAATGCGATGGTATTGACCCAGATGGCGATCCGATTGAATTTGTGTTGATAGGGTCATTGCCGACTGGACTCCAGTTAGATGCGAGTACAGGATGGATATACGGTAATTTAGCTGATATAAACACAGTAGATCAAGATTATAGTTTTTCTATAAAAATCAGAAAATTAAATGATATTGATATACACCAGACATATGATTACACTATAAAAATCATCGGTGATACTGATGCCGAAGTCAAATGGGATGTACCTGATAATTTGGGATTAATCAACAATGGCGAAATTAGCACATTGTATGTAACCGCAAAGCATATCAATGATATATCGCTGCAATATAAATTGAAAGAGGGTGGGGTTGCTAACAAATTACCACAAGGGTTAACATTGTTACCATCGGGGAACATTATAGGTAGGGTAAGCTACGAAGTATTTAAACTAGTTGATAATAAAAAAACAACTGATTTAGACAATATTTCAGCCGATTCTACGTTGCACAATACTAATTCAATTGGCACCGATGAAATCACAATAGATGGTGACCAAACCACATTTGATCAGGAATATGCGTTCTCCGTAAATGCGTATGATGCTAATGGATTAGTTTCCATATTTAATACTTTTACCATTGCGGTGAATCATGAATATGACAAACCAACAAATGCATTATATGTTGATGCATTCATACCAGAAGATGATCGTGATTATATTAGTAGTGTATTAAGCAATGCATCAATTATCAACCCAAATTTATTATATAGAATAGATGATTATAATTTTGGGGTAGCTGACAAAATTCAATACAATCATGCTTATGGATTAAATCCAGAAACACTAGAAAAATATGTAGAAGTAATGCAAAATAATCACTTTGATAAGTCCATTACCATTGGTGAACTAAAAACAGCGCAAGCGTTAGATGACAACGGTGATATATTATATGAAGTGGTTTATGCACAAATGGTTGATAACTTAGTCAATAATAATGGTACAAGTATTAGTTCATCGGTTGATTTAAGTTTCCCATACAATGATATTCAGACAGTAACACCCAATAGTTTATTAAATATGCAAGAACAAATGATCAATAATGTCGGTCAAGTATCTACTGTGTTGCCACGATGGATGTTATCTAAACAAATAGATGGCACTGTTTTAGGATTTACCTCGGCTTGGGTTATTGCATATACATTACCAAATAACGCAAAAGAAGTAGCATATAATATCAATAATAACTTACCTAGAGCATTGAATACAATTGATTTTAGATTTGATCGATTTACATTAGAAACATATTACACAAAGAATTGGGATTCCAAAAACTTTAAATGGTGGGATAGTTCTAGCACGACGTTTGATTATAATCGCGTGTCTCCATCGCGCGGGGTGACTGCTACTGCTAATATTTTCATTTCAACTGATCCGTGTGGATTGGATGGTGAGCCATTCGACACGTACGCATTTGATCATAGTAGTGATTGTAGTATTTTATCAATATCATTAGTTGATACTGGAAGTGAATATTATAGTAGACCACATATTATCATATCAGCTCCCGATTCCCCAATAGGAATACAGGCAACAGCAATAGCAGCCGTGGATTTTAATACCAAACATGTTATCACCATAACACTTACAAACCCAGGCAGTGGGTATTATACACAACCAACCATAACGATAGACTCCCCACGTATTAATTATAGCGAAGATATAACAACACACACTATGTTTGATGATGATACCTGCGCATTCTTATCATATAATTTACACAGTGATACTACCGAACAAAACACTGATTCATCTGTAATTACAGCAGGTGGTATATACCCAGCGTCGACAGAATATGTCTATACTGATAATTATAATAAATACTTAATGATGCCACACAGAAGGATAATAGATAATGCCAAGTAACATAGTACCAAATACAATAGATCACACTTACCCAGTAGCGGGGAGAGATAATGATTCACAGGGATTCAGAGATAATTTCACTAATATTAAGAATAATTTTGAATATGCCGAAGCAGAAATAGATGATTTACAAGCAAATTTCACTAATATTAAGAATAATTTTGAATATGCCGAAGCAGAAATAGATGATTTACAAGCAAATTTCGAATATGCCGAAGCAGAAATAGATGATTTACAAGCAAATGGGATATTTAAAAGTGCTTTAACAGGCGGGTCATTGGATAATGATATGTCCGGTGCACTAATCTCAAATGCGCAAATCAAAGGGTTCAGAGAAGTTAGAGTAGCAAACCCCGAGACTGCTGGTGTCATTAATTTAGATGTGTCTGCTGGACAATATCAAACAATTTCCACAAGTACTAATGCCATTACATTAAGTTTTACTAATTGGGCTTCAGCTGGAAACTATTCAAAAATAAGAGTACAAATTAAAATTGATAATATATTACATACTATAACATTGCCGTCACAAGTAACTCTTGGTTATGTTCAAGGATTAGACAGTGATGTAATTACAGTTCCAAAATCTGGCACTTATATATATGAGTTTAGTACCCAGGATGGTGGTGCGACTATTATTATAAGTGATATTACACCGTTGCCTGCCATATATAGATCTGTAACATTAAGCACAGGATCGGGCGGTGATCATGTGGGTATGATGGCTTACGACGCTGATTATATTTATACTTGCCTTGCAGACTACGATGGGACAACCGCTATTTGGAAACGGGTAGCATCTGGCACTACTTGGTAAACAAATACATTGACTGCTAGGTAACATTACGGTATAATTCGTATATTAAAATAAGGAAAATATATGAACTTAAATGAATATAGTAGATTCGTAGCTGCTGTTACATCAGATGAAAGTAATAACACAGATAAAATGATCAATCGGTTGGTTGAATTGCAAGATGCTGAGTTACTAAACCCATCCCTTGCAATCACCGCAGCAGTTGGATTGTCTGCCGAGGCCGGTGAATTCACAGAAATAGTAAAGAAGATAGTATTCCAAGGAAAACCATGCAATGACGAAAATGTGTTCCACATGAAGAGAGAACTTGGGGATATAATGTGGTATTGGGTAAATGCATGTCGTGCATTAAACCTTGACCCAGATGATGTAATTGAAGAAAATGTACGTAAATTAGAATCACGATATCCTGGTGGGGAATTTAACACTATATCCAGTGAACATAGAAAAGAAGGTGATTTATAAGTGGAACATCCATTCCTCGATCATAATGAAATTGCTAAATTGCAATTGGATGAGATTCAATCAAAAATATCTGATATATTAGGTAAACTAAATTTTGCCAATCAAACAGGCAATTATCAATTAGTAAGTCAATTACAAATGGTGTTAGAAACTCACAATGAAGCATTGAAATTGCATTTTGATGAGATTAATAAGAGTGCCGACAGTGATTATGCAGACAAAATCAACATATCATGATCAAAGATAAATTCGGACAACAAGTATACTCCGAAAATGATATATTCAGTAATATAATGCAAGGGATCGATGGTAATAACTTTTTAGTAAATGATATAGATGTTGTTGCTATCAATGCTATAGCAGAAACTGAATTAGTTAACCAATACATAGAACCACAAATATCAATAGAAGAGTATGATAACCAAAACCAAGCTAATTGGTATATGCCTAACGAATACAAAGAACTAGATATTGCAGAATATGTTTTATCGTTATGCAACACACAGGAAGAACTACAGCGATGTGGTGAAGAATTATTAATGTATCAAGATAGAAACTTATTTGATTTGCTGAAGTATCTTAGATATCTTGTTGATACAATGAAAGAAAACAATGTTATCTGGGGTGTTGGGCGAGGATCTAGTGTGTCTAGTTATGTATTATATAAATTGGGAATACATAGGATAGATAGTATGTACTATAATTTAGAGGTTGGTGAATTTTTACGTTAAATACGCATATTATAAGGAACCAAATTTATGAGTCAAAAAGTATATAGAACAGCACAAGGCAAAACAGTTGACCTTGGTGCTTTAATGTTAAAAAACGAGAAAGTTCGTGCTGTTGGTAACATGGGTGTTAATGCCAGAGGTGATAAGATCGATAATGCCAATAAAAATGTACAGGGGCGTAATAGTCAAGTCAATAAGCAATATCGCAAGCAAATTAATAATCAGGTAATTGATGTCCCTATAGGAGAACCAAGAAATGCTACGCCTGAAGAATTAGCAAAAGCCACAGAAGTATCTGAAATTACAGGGTTAGACGATAACAAGGCTGACTTTATTATTGCGCCAGATGCAAAAACAGAACCTAAAGCTAAGGGTGGATTAGCCTCCGCAATAGCCAAAGCTAGACAGGTAGAACAAGAGAAATTAAAAACCCCCAGGCAAGAAGCTAGAGGCAAAAAAGGAGTCAAAAAAATATAATGAGTACACTACAAACACATAATGTAACTAAACTTAGGGCATTACACGATCATATACTAGTCAAAGATATGAATTTCAGTGAACGGTTTACCGAGGGAGGAATTGTGTTGCCAGGAGATGACTCAAAATCTGCTGGCATCAGACCGAGGTGGGCAGAAGTATATGCTATTGGTCACAAACAAACGAATGTTTCCATTGGACAATATGTATTGGTTGCACATGGCAGATGGACTCGTGGAGTTAATATTAATATAAACAATGAAGAGATTACTATCCGCAGGGTAGATAACAATGATATTTTGCTAGTCAGCGATGATATGCGATTTGACGACACATTTAGTCATGCAGAATCCGTATCTACCGATCCGCATAAGTTACATGGATCAATGCATAATTCATGATACAGCCATCTGAGAATATTATGCCCATTTTATCACAAGTTAGGCATCTATTCTTGGATGCTGTGTCACCATACAACGATGGATATGTACAAGCAGGTTGCAAACGTGATTTAGTTATGTTAAAATACGAACTTGAAAAATTAGTTTCTAAATGCCCTGACTTCGGGGACGTTGAAAAACAATGGGAACAAGAACTTATTATTGATAAACTAACACAGGCATAACATATTGAACAACTTATGGACAGAAAAACATCGACCAAACACAGTTGATAATTACGTATTTCGAGATGACGCACAAAAAAAACAAGTACAATCATGGATAGATTCAAACACTATTCCGCATCTATTATTCAGTGGATCTGCTGGGGTAGGTAAAACCACATTAGCAAAAATCCTTATTAATCAATTAGATGTTGATAAGTATGACATATTAGAAATTAATGCTAGTCGTGAAGCAAAGGTAGATGTAATGCGAGAAAAGATTGCTAATTTCGTAGCTACACTACCATTTGGAACATTTAAGATAGTATTATTAGATGAGGCTGATTACCTTGGTCCAGTGAGTCAAGCAACATTGCGTGGACTAATGGAATCATATGCATCAACGGCTAGGTTCATACTTACATGCAACTATCCAAACAAAATTATACCGGCATTGCATAGTAGATGCCAAGGATTCCATATTGAAAAGGTAGATCAGACTGAATTTACTGCTAGAACTGCACAAATTCTACTAGATGAAAGTATTGAATTTGATATTGATACACTAGATAGCTATGTAAAAGCAACATATCCTGACCTACGGAAATGTCTGAATATGTGCCAGATGAATAGTTCCCAAGGAGTACTTGAGAGTCCGAAAGGGGATGAGGGTGGCAGTGGTGATTATAAATTTGCAGCCGTTGAGTTATTCAAACAAGGCAACATTAAGAAAGCAAGAGAGTTGCTATGTTCTAGTGTCAGACCTGATGCGATGGAAGAAGTATATCGGTGGATGTACGATAATCTTGATCTTTGGGGTGATACGGATGAAGAGAAAGACAATGCTATTTTAAGTATTAGAACTGGATTAGTAAATCATAGCTTTGTTGCTGATCCTGAAATAAACCTAAGTGCAACATTAGTGGAATTAACAACAACTAAATGATTATATTACTGGTTGTCACTGCCCTATTGGTATTCTTGCGTGCATTCCAATCACAAAATGTAGTTTGTGGGTATTATTGGTGGGCAGTTTTAACAAGTTATGGGATGGCAATAGGCGAAGTTGCTGTTGTGTTGATTGTAGTTGAAGCAGGATGGCCAAGTATACCATGGGTTGGCACTGGTGGTGCGATTGGTGTTATTACAGCCATGTACATCCATCGCAAACATCTACAGTGCAAAAATTAGCATTCATGCGTGCAATGACTTAAACACATAAATGGTTTTCCTGAATTAATATCAGGCAAATTCCATAGGTTATATAAGTTATCAAACCATTGTATACTATGTTCTAATCCATACTCTATCGCATTATTCTCATATACTAAATCTTTCAATTGTTCGTTCCCTTTTAATGCCATTGATTGTGGGAACGATCCAGTAAAACAACAGGGATACACTGAACCATCTCCCGCAATATATATCTGTTTAAAGTCTAAATGATCTAAACAATGTATCTTTATCATATGGTTTGGTATTTCGTGTTTAATAGCCATCTCAAATTCATTTTCTGGATATGGGTATTTTTCTTGTTCCAATTGTATTTGACCCCGTGGTGGTTCATCTTTCCCGATCCAATAATCAAACTCTCCATCCGTCTTAAATACTGCACATTCTAACCGATTGGTATCATCTATCAACCAAAACCGATTAAATCCTAACTTGTTAGATAATTCTTCTGCTAATTGTATTTGGTGTTTATTATGGTCAAACGCAATCATTTTCCATGTAGCCTTTCCTCCAGCTTTAATAAATGCCAATGCATTTGATAATACCTTGCTGTATGTGGTTCCTATTCTATATAATGAATGTGTGTCCTCGAATCCATCTAGTGCGAATATAATTTCTACATTGTCTCTTACTAGTGCTGCCCACCATTTTTCGGTGCGCATCCCACCATTAGTTTCCACTTGTATCTCGGTGACATAATCAGCAGTATAATGTAATACTTCAGCAGCATCCTGTGCTACACCAAAGTCACCTAGATTACCATTAAAATTCACTTTATTGATTTGCATTAAGAATTCTGGCTTAAAAATTGTCTTATAATCATTAAACGAAATTTCTGCCAATGGATAACCTGCATTATATGGATACCCACTTATATTACGAATACACATAGGACATCTTGCATTGCATTTAGTGGTTAATTCAATATGGAGATTACGGACATCACTTATATTCATTAGTGTATTTAATTTGAATTGAACTTTGGCATAAATACTTCCTATGAGTGGAAATTTCTTAGAGAATGATGTAGATTATTGGCGTGTAGCTGAAACAATCAAAGGTTTGTATTCAAGCAATGGCAGTATGTCTGTATTGCTTGATTTTGAACGAGTGTTGGATGAAGTTGATCTTTATGCTTTTAAAAACTGGGAGTTAGGTGAATTAATTGATGGTCCAGATATTAAACGATACACCGTAATTTGTACTTTTATGTGGCCAGAGAAGAATATGCCAGATCCTACTGGGGCAAAACGATTATTGCCATTTGATTGCACTGTTAAGTTCAAAAAAACAACAATAGATATTCCTATTAAGGTAGAATCGTATGATGATTTTGAACCTGGTACTAAAAAGCCTAAAATAATTAAACAGGGAATATGGATTGTAGAAATCACTATGCCAAAAGATCTGATAACTGACATCAAAACAGGAAGTGTTGATTTAGAAGGACAGGACATTGATCTTGATGAATTAAACCAAGCATATGAAGAAGATATAGACAAAGAAGATATTAAACAAGAAGAGGGGCTAACCGATGAATCTATCTGAGGGACTTGAATATAAAGATATGGAAAACATCATAAAGCCTGAAATTCACATCGATGAATTCGTTAGTAAAATGGGCAATGATGATAATATAGTTGTTATTAGCTTTTATGTTAAAAGCAGTGATGCTACCGATGATCTTATTTCTTGGTTTGAACGTGGATATAAATTTGTATTAGACTCAGACAGAAGCCAAGGTGAAATTAGTCCTAGCCGTTATCTAGTATTCGTTGAAATCAAACGTAGAACAGCATTGACCGACCAAATCGATGAACTGCTATCTGATCTTACTACATTGACTGAACATAGCTTAGATGATTGGAGAGTCACCGTTGATGGAATGACTTTCCCTTATAGCAAGAATGCCATTAAGAAATATGTGGTTCTTAGTCCTCATACATACCGAATGAGGAACGAGATTGCGCTGAATGAAATCCGTGAAGCAGCCGGATTAAAAACTAAACCAACATATCATGCGGATGAAGATATATTAACTATCCAACGCCAAGCAAGAATCATTTAACGATGCCATTCACAATATAACCGCTTGTGTACCTTGTTGCTATCAATAGCAGCACTTTTAATTTTAAAACCAAATTCGACTGCTAATAAATGATGTCTTTCAAATGTCCACGGATAAAAATCAATGGCATTACATTCTTTATTGGGATGGTCATGTTCACCAGGATTACAACGCCAATATATCCTAGCATGTGGCTTTAATAATTCAACAACATGTGCTATTTGTAGTTTTACAAATTCATGGTTGCCGAAATTAATAGATCCCAAACATAATGCTACATCAAATCGCTTATGTGTGGTATAATCTTCAATGGTGGTTACTATATCCGCTTTTGTATTAGCTGGGTCAATACCTACAACATTTGATAACCGTGTTTTGAAATGGTTTGCACCGCATCCGACATCTATAACAGTTTCAGATGGAGAAATTTTATCACATATAGCAACTCCGCTATATATGTATTGACCGATGCTATCATTCCAAATATCGGCAAAATAATGGTTTAAAAAAGGTTGTTGTTTATTATGCATAAAGATTCGGTTACAATCATCAAATGGGTGAGTGCTATTGTTATACTTAGTGCAATGATATTGCATGTATTAGGAATTACACCGTGGAATAGTTATCTGCAGTTAATAGGAGCATCAGGATGGGTTTATGTTGGATATAAATGGAATGAGAAGGCAATAATTATGAATTTTTTACCACAATTTTTTATTATAATACCAGGATTGATATACTTATGGAATCAATAGATAAATTTTATTGTCCATTGCCATTTAAACACTTATTTGTTGCCCCAAATGGTATTAAACCATGCTGTTCATTTTCGGGCACATACGAGGGAACTATAGAAGAACATCTATCAAGTGCATTATTAAAAAGTATTCAGAAAAGTATACTCAATGGCATTGTTCCTACCGGATGCAAGGCTTGCTATGATGGAGAATCAACAACAAATCACAGTACTAGGCTAATTGCACTAGATGATTATAACAATGAACGGTATGAACAAACTGACATTGATTATATTGATTTAAGATCATCAAACCTATGCAATCTAAAATGCCGAACATGTAATCCATTGTTCAGTTCACGTATCCAATCCGAACTGAATAAAAATCATGATGCATTATCAGAATACTATTCATATGATGCTAGTTCTACATTAATCCATACTACAAACAGCAACTTTGAATATATTAAGAATCACTTATCTAATATTAATAGGTTAAATTTAACTGGCGGAGAACCAACCTTCATGCCAGAAGTAAAAGATATGTTACAGGTATGTTTTGATCAGCAATTCACAGGCAATATATTAATGACATCCAATTTAAACTTCACTGATGATTTTTGGTTTGATCTAACTAAGCGGCTAGGTGAACAAATCCATTGGACAATAAGTATAGATGCAATAGGAAAAAATGCAGAAATAATACGCAGTGGTTCATCGTGGACATTAATGGATCAAAATATCCATAAACTAACACAACTCAGCAATAGCATTGAGTATAATATCACCATTTCATCACTGAATGCAATGCATATTAATGAATTGTTGTTATATATAAATGATATTAAAAACAATTACCAGCATATTCCAAACGGACAAACTATCCGTCTCTCCCCATGTTGGGAACCTGATTATTTGCAAGTGCGAAATATACCATTAGAATTAAAAAATAAAATCATAACCGAACTTGAACAAACACTAACTAGTCATATGCTGCACAACGACATTGCTAATAGCATAAATGAGATAATAGCAGTATTGTCCCAGTTCAATGCCGATGTTAACTTATGGGATAAATGCGTTACATACAATACAATATTAAATGGCATAAGAAAGGAGGATTTTACCATTGACTAATAGATTATTAGCATTTGGGGATAGCTTTACATGGGGATCAGAACTTAGTGACTCATTAGACAGCTGGGATCATACCACAATGCTAGATGACAACGAAACATTCAAACCCGAACACGAAATATTAGCATCTAGCAGAGCTGGACCTTATTCAGAAATAGATCATAACCATAAGAAAACAAGTACCGATTCGGCATATAGTAAAAAAACATGGACTGGATTGTTAGCAGATCATCTTGGTTATGACTACCGTTGTTATGCTAATCCGGGAGGCAGCAACCAAACTATAATAAGAAGATTATTTCAATATTTGCCCTATATTAACAATAATGACGTTGTCATCTTGAATTGGACTTACATCAACAGATGGGACTTCGTTGATATAACCAAACTACCTATTGATAACCAATGGGAAACTATTCGTCCAACAAATGATAAAAATACCAAGTTCGAACAATTTTACTTTGATTACATACAAAGTGAACTATGGGATAAGTGGGATAGTCTTAAATGCATCAATCTAGCGGTTAATACACTAAAATCGAAAAATATAAAATTTATGATGACAAATATCGATTCATTGGTACTAGACAAAAAACATCATTGTCCTAGTTACATAAACAACGCACAAGATGAAATTATTGAATACATATCATCATTTGAAGGCAAAGGATTTAATGATTGGTGTACTGATAGGAATTTTCCACGAGGCGAAGAAAATAATCACCCATTAGAAGAAGCACATATTGCTGCATTTGAATATATGAAGGATAAACATGATTTTACCAAATAAACTCTTTTTTACTGGTGTTCCTGGCAGTAAATGGTCGGGA